CATGTTTCTTTGGGCCACTCATTAAGAGAACTACGTGTGGTACGTCCACCCGTAATTCCTTCAGCATAGGGATCGCCAAAACTTTTTCCGGTATCCTTTACGTGTTCAGGATATCCTTTACCTTTCTTCATCATTTGTCATCTCCTGTTGTTGTTGAACAGCCATTTGTACCAGAGCATTTAAAGCCTGTGTATCCATGTCTGTCTTTGTTTGCATTTCTTTATCAATCATATCTTTTATATTACGTAGTACTTCACGTTCATCTTCTTTATTTAACTTAAATTCTTCAATCATTGTTTTTGTCATCAGTTCCATTTGTTTAAGTTTTTCTTTACTGGAACGATTAGCTTCTGCATTATCTCGTTTTAGATTATCAGTTGCAGTTGCTTTCATCATACCAATGATTTGTTCATTTTCTTCAAGCTCTAGCTTCTTGTTTTTTAGTTCAAGCTCTGCTGCATTGGTTGCTGTATCTGCCTGAAGCTTCTGTTTCTCAAGTTCAACCTTGGCCTGTTCCAGAGATACCAGTTGCTGTTCAGGAGATTGAGCCATGCCCATTGCCTGATTAGCATTAAGAATTTGTTGCGCTGCTTGTGCCATAGCCATCTCAGCAGCGGCTGGATTATTTATTTGTTCAGGAGCCTGTTGCATCATCTGTTCGGCAATACCACTCATCTGTTCCTGATACTTCATAACAGAATGTTCTTGAATGTTAGCTTGAATAATAGGAGCCACACGTTCCATTATAGGATTAGCACCATTCATAGGGTCTTGCAGATAAGCCATCTTTACTTGTATATGTGCATCATGGTTCTGACCGGGGAAAGCTCCGATTGGAATACCTTTTGTAGCAGCCATGATATCAGATACAGGGTCCATTGGTTTAGGTTCAATCTTAGGTGGAAGTATCTCATCTGCATTCGGCATGTTAGCTGCATTAAGAATAGTTCTATTCAGGGCTTCCAGATTAAACATTCCCGGTGGTGATTGTTGTGCCATTTGCAGAGCCATGTTCGCCATCATCATACGATGTGCGTTGCTGGGAATATTAGGATCACTAACCGGAATAATGTCTATGCGACCATCAAAATCCTTCTTAAAGATACTACGATCTTCATATGGAATATCATAGGGATATTCAGTGGGAAGATAGTCATAGTCAATACGGGCAAGAATACGGAACTCATCCTTCTGAGATTTATGTACTCTTTTATGAATTGCTGTGAAGAACTTACTACTAGCTTCAAGTAAAGCCATAGTAGTGCCAACGGGTCCATAGGAGGCAGCATCGGAGATAACCTGCTCCGTGCTGTCTGCAAACTTCTGTCCAGCAGTAGCTACAAAATTCAACATCTGGAATAGAGTAGAGGAAGGCTCTTTGTAGGGAAGGGGAATAATAGCCTTTGACAAATCTATACCAGTTGCCTCAACCTCCTTGAACTCGCCGGGAGCAATAGGAGAGTTGTCACCAACCATCCTCACTCCTTTGGCCTTAAATCCTCCCGGTAGATTTGCAAACTGCCCTGCATCTATTAGCGAACGCATTGCCGCAGTAGCACTCATAGTCAAATTACCAAGGAAGTGTATAAGACCAAGACCATAGAAACCAAAGCCCGGAACAAATCTATAGTGTACAAAGTGATTTACTTTTTCTTTGTTCAGGTCATCTTGCTTATAGTTTCTACGAATACTTAGTACCTGTCTGGACTGTTCCTCAACAGTTACAATATATGGACAGGCTTCATCTTCGTCTTCAATATTAAGATAACAGTGTTGCTCCAGAAGAACATACTGTGGATCGTGATCTGAAGTAGGAGACAATCCAATAATTGTGTCCATCTTTTCGCTGAAGGAAGTGCTTGGATATCCAGCAGGAGAACTTAATTCAACATCCGCATAAACACCAGCTTTAATATCTCTTTGTAATTCAATAGGGCTGCGATAGATAACATGAGTATATCGATCTGCATTGGACAGATCAGTTGCATAGTATGACACATAGAACTGATCAATGGGAATAAACTCTGACTTGGGCCGCTTCACAGTGGCATCATAGTACAACTTTTTAAATGCAGAACCAATCAAGGGTAGGTGGAACAGCATTCTTTCAAACTCGTCAAAGTATTCAGGCATCTGCTCCGTTACCTGATAGTTCATAAAGTTCTGAACTCTGTTGGCCTGTAGTTCTTTTTCTGGTGTGGACTTACCAAGTATTCTAGTTTTTACAGGACCATTGGCAGGAAACAATTCACCAGAAGCTTTTGATTGGAACTTAACAGCAGACTCAATCAAGAGCGGATGCACAGCAGTACACGCACCCTCAAAAGGTTCTGATCCTTGTTCAAGCTTTAGACCTAGAAGATCAAAGCCCCGTTCAAACATAGACTCCCACTCAGCACGGGAATCTTTATCAGCCTCAAAGTTATCTAGTACATTTGCTGCAATATCAGCAAGATCGTCTTCATCCATATCCTCTGCCATATTACCATACCATTCAGCAATATCTTCAGAGGCTTCCATTTCTACATTTTCAGAAAAGTCTACAATAATACCACCATCTTCATCTACTTCAAAAGTAGCATTAATGTTTTCTGACTCATCCATTAATGGAACAACATTTGTTTCTTCTTCTGGTATACGATCAAAAGGATTACGTTCTGTTGCCATTATACTATCCTAGTTGGTAAAAGTTTTGCTGCTACATCAGGTCCATATATTCTTTCAAGAATACCGAAGGTATCTGTTGCAGGTCTTCTGGTTACAGGCGCTCTAACAACTTCTACTGCTGGTTCAGGTGCTAGTGTAGGTACAGAAGGTATAGGTTCAGCTAAAGGAATAAAAGGAACGTCACCTGTTAAATCTACAGTATCAAAACTTGAGGGTGCAGCAATATCTGGTGCAGATATATCAGCAACATTTGGAGCAGAAAACGCTCCTTGTTGTGATACTTCTTCTTCATAATCATCTATTATACCAGCAGTGCTTGGATCAGTTTCACCTCTAGCTGCTATATTTGCTTCTCTTTGAGATGCAGCACGTTCGTCCATATAACCTTGTACTTTACTGGAAAGACTTTCTGCTTGTTCATCACGGCTTTGACCTCTTGCTTGACCAACCAGACCTGCAAAAGAATCTTTACGACCAAACCCTGCTAATCCTCTAGCTAATCCAAAAAGTCCCGGTGTCATATCAACTAAGTTAGCAGCAAGCATACCAGCAGCAGTAGCCATTTCAGATGTTGCTGCATTAAATGATCCCGGTCCTCTATAGCTCATAGTTTGAGGACCAAGAGAAGGGTCTTGCATAAATCCCGGTTGTACTTGACTAGGATTAAGACCATATTTATCTGCTATATCATAAGCAAGATTTATCTCAGCTTGTTGATTTGCTCTATCAACAGCATCTATAAAACCTGCATTAACAGCTTCGTTATATCCATATATACCCATGTCCATTAAGTCTTGCAAGCCTTCAGCTTTTTCTGCTGCTGATCTTGCAGACATTGCTTCTCGTTGTGCGTCTAGTTGTGCTTGAGTTGCCGGAGAAATAGCTTGTGCTTCTACCACACCTCTTGCTTCATCTACGGATAGAGAATCTTCAACTCCACTACCTATATCTTCATCAGCAACACCGCCATAACCAACTGCATCTTGACCACCTGCATCACCTACATCGCCAGAACCGTCAGGACAGAAACACCAACGAAAAGAAGAGTTATCATTCATCCCATCTTTAATAAAAAAAGATGGCGTCTGTATGTCTTTAATCATGGGCTAACCTATGAACAGTTCCAATAGTATTAAAATTAAATTTATTTAAAAGTTTAGCAGTTCTCTCTACGTTCATATTAACAGACGTAGCTATTCCAATCTCTAAACAGTTAGGAAGAGATTCTGCCCATTTCTTATATTCTTTTAAAAGTTTAATTCCCATTACTGTTCCCCTATACTCAGGATAGACATACCAAAAACAATCCATTGTTTTTATATGTTTAGCATCCCAAACAAAATTAAATTTATATGCTACTAAAGCTCCAACTAATCTTCTATTATCTCTTACTAAATAAAAAAAGTTATTATTATTAAATACTCTTAACAAATATTCTGCATATCTTTTTTTATTAAAGTCACCTAGTAACTTAGCTTCTTCGTGTCCTTTTGCAGCAAGATTGGCTAGAGGCACTATATCTTTTTTAGTGCCATAATGATAAGTTATATTTTTAGTCATGCTATTAGTATAGCATACTTTCTTCATTTTCCCAAATCATACATTCCAGTAAGTAGCTGGTTTATAACTAGGCTCGTCATCATACTCTGGATCATCAGGGTGTGTAAGGTGCCATGAGTCCTTCATATAGTGAATAGCCATAGTGAGGGCATCCACTTGGTCATCATGCGCTGCATTGGGAAACCGTATAAGTTCTTCTATGAGGTCATCTGCCCACTTCTTACCCTTGGGTATCCATAGGCGACCAGCTTCCATGATAGGCGTTGCTGCATAAACTCTGGATACCTTATCTCTGTCAGGCAGGTATTCCATTACTGGTAGGCCACCCCTACGCATATCCTGTATGAGAGACTGACCAGATGC